GCACCGCGCAAGTTAGCACGGATCAAGTTAGCTCCGCGCAAGTTAGCTCCGGACAAGTCATCCGGGTACTCTTTATCATTTATTACTCTTGGCATAATCTTCCCTCTCAACAGGCTCATCAGTGCCGGTTCTCCCGGACAGACGCGGCTAGCCGCGTTTCGCCTTATTTCGGTGCGCAATAAATAACAGTGTCCGTCTCCTTATTATAGCGGGCTTGTATCTGTAGCCCGTTCATCGCCTGGGCGCACGTCGCCTGGCTGTTAAATGTTATCGATGAGGCTGCCACGGCGCCGTTGTGGTTATACATAAGTATTATCATCACCCACTCGATCACTCGAAATCTCCGTTGTTGTCCTTGTCATAATCTCTATCATCCCAAAGCGCCTTGAGGCTGAACAAGATCATAGCCACAAGATTTACTAGCAATAGTACACCTAGTATAAACATATCATGCCCCCTGTCTGCTCAACGCCTCGATCTGCGGTTTCAACCTCGCCACTACCTCTTGCGGAATGTCCGCGCCGTACTTTATCTCTAATAGGCTGAGAACCTCGCGCAGAGATGCCCGGCCACACGGCTTATCAAGCATCCATGCCGGATAAGCACGGAGATCTGTCTCGATCGTTTGAAGGCGCGGCGCCGAGACTGTCTCGACTGGCTGCATGTCGTGCGAAGCATCAGACACTGCTACTGCTACTGCTACTGCTACTGCTACTGCTACTGTTACTGGTCTATTACGCTCTATGACTCTCTTACGCTCTGCCATGATCGAGAATTTGTTCGCGAACGCCTTTTGCTCGTCCGATAACTCGCGCCGTTCCGAAGTCACCCCGACACAAAACTGACGCCATTTCTCTTCGTCTATTTTGACCCGGCTATCGCCCATTGGCCGGGCGGCCCCAATATCGATCATAACCTTGCTGGTGGCACTGTTCTCCCGCATAAGCTCCGGGATGGGGCGCTTGGCTTGTGTCCTCCATTGCACGAACAAGTTCTCAGTGACCAGGAAATCACAAGCAACGAACTGCTCCCAGGCAGCCTTGCGATAGCCGTCACGCATGATGATGACACCACACGCCCATTGTAAATATTCCGTCAATTTATTTTGTGTATTACGCATATAACCGACTCCTTCAAGGCCAGATCCTCATAGGGTAAAGTCTAGCATGACGGGCATGATACACCGATGCTATTATCTTTTCTCGCTCGTACCAAGCTTTTATCCGCTGATTGCTCTTGATAAATTGCTGCGCAAGCAGCGCCCAATGATAATCTACTACATGCGCATTACAGTCAACTGGGTCATAAGTGATGCGGTTCATTTCGTTCTCCGGGCTGTTTTTGGTTTCGTCTTAGGCTTTGTGTTGCCGCCATATTCCTTCCAGAACTGCTTCTCCAGACCGTGCTCGCGCATGAACAAGAAATAGCGTCTAGTGTAGCAGTGCTCATCATGCTGCTTCGGCGCGGCCTTATAGGCGGCTACCGACTTGGCAACCTGTTCGCATTGCCAGTGCATGTATCGGATTTCGTTTGGCCGGAGCGGAGGAGGATCCTTGCGTCCATCATAATATCCGGCTGGGTGCGACACATATTTCATTTCAATATGCCTCCGTTTCGCCTCTTGTCCCTCAGAAATAGTTGCGTAACAGCATGGTGCTGAATATCAGCTCGCCGAGGTTTTTGAAATAGTCTGGCAGCGCGAGCCGCTTGGCAAAGTCGCGGTCACGGTTCCTCATGTCGATCGCTTGTTTAACAGTGAAATTCTGTAGCATGTTATTTCCCTCTTGAAACCGATAAGTGTAATATAGTAGCACTAGTGTAACATGTCAAGTGTTACTATGTTACTCTTTTTGTAAACCTTTGAGCTCCCTCTTAAGCTGGGCAGCTTGCTGCTTGATCTCTTTTTGCAGTCTTTTCGCTTGCTCAAGTTTTTTCTGCTCTTGGGCACGTCTCTTTTGCTCGATTTGCTCGGCGAGAATTCTATTATACTCGGCTTTCCGTTCCTCCCTTTCCCTAGCAAGGCGGCTTTTTTCGGCCTTCTCGGCAGCGATTCGAGCTTCTTTTTCCGCTAAAATGCGGCTTCTTTCGGCTCTTTCTAAGGCTAAACGAGCGTTTTTTTCGGCAATATCACGTCTTTTTTCGGTCTTTTCATCCATAATAACATCTTGCTTTTCATAATGGTGGAGTCTTTTTGCAAGCCTGATCTCGTTTTTAAGCCGTTTTATACACTCCTCGGCCTCCAATTTCCTGTTTTTCATGGCAGAAATGTTTTCAGTCTGCAATGTTTCCCAGGGATCAACAAGGGCATTTATTTGCGTGCTTATCTCTGCTTGTTTAGCAGGGTTGCCCATGGCTTCAGCACGCAACTCGAGCAGCTCGTTACGCCGCTTCTCTAGGTCTCCTTCAGCCGACATCCTTGGATCGGGCGGCATGTGTAATAGCAGCTCGAGGCCTTCAGTCCCGCTTTTACGCCTCGCCAGCAAGGCTTCCTGGGCATTATGCTCAGCCATCAAGGCGGCAAGCCTTATCTCAGCGTCCTGCAGGTTGTCCGCTGTTACATTATAATCAGAAGGAACTAGTGTATTATAATTGTAATATAGCTTAGGCCATAGATATAATCTGCGATCGTCGAATCTGTGCTCCCGCACCATACGCTCGATCTGTGCCGCAGTAGCCGCCTTCTCACGCCACACAAAAGACTCATACATAGCCTGGCACTCGTTTTCAGGATAGCCGTCGGCTCTGTGCAACTCGACATAGGGCGTAGTAAGACTCTCCTGGCAGGGGAGTAGTATATCTGTAATGAATTGCGGTGGGCTCTTTAGTCCAGCCCATAGCGGCGCACAAAGCTTCCCATTCTTGGTTTGGCGTAATATCGTTAGACAATGATAGTCTCCTTGGTTGAACGAGTTCTTATAGCATTGGCATGGGTATGTGGCCATAACTTTTTTTGTTATATAAAAATGTATATTTAGTAGTGTAATTTACACCCCTAAAAAGCTTACCCTAAAATTGGAAATAAAAAATTGCGAAAACGCGGAAATATTTTGAGAGTGGGGGGGTGAGTATAGTACTAACAGGGGGGGTATCATAAAAGTTCTAAATGAAATTTTGAAAATTTTTGTTTTCGCGTGGGGTTCTTGTTATTTAATAGTATACGAAAATATATATAAAGATATAGCTGAACATAGTATAGTACATTTGTTTTCCCTTTAATTTCAATGTGTTAGCCAAAATCGCCAATTTTCAACAAGTGTAACACAAAGCCGCTTTACGCGTAACACGACTTTTGCTTATTACACTAAAGCATGCTAAGTCATTGATTTTCGAAAATCGACTTCTCGCATATTTTTATATAGCAAGCATGTTACATATTATTTTGTTACTAACATACTATTCACGGCAGCTTGGTTTCGCGATTGATGTTTGTAGTACATTGAGCAGGTGTAATATGTAACAGAGCAGGTGTAATATGTAACAGGTGTAATATGTAACAGAGCAGGTGTAATATGTAACAGGTGTAATATGTAACAGGTGTAATATGTAACAGAGCCAGTGTTATTGTAACAGAGCCAGTGTTATTGTAACAGGGAAAGTTGGGGTAAACGGGCTGACTGCCGGATTGGTGAAAATAAACTGCCACCGCTCTAAAACCGCGTTTAGTTTTCAAAATCATGTGTTACACTATAATACTTCAACACAAGCAATTTTCAAAATCATGTGTTACACTATAACAAGCGCCACTATTGTCTCCCAGCAAAGATTGTGATACCAAGTGCGAGGAGGCCACATGAATCACGATAAACAACTTATCGATATAGCTGTTGAGTTCAACAACAACCCTTGCCTAGCGCATCGTGTTGTATTTCCGCACAGGCACAGTGCTAAGACATCCGCCGCACACGACGAGCTGATAAGATTGTTTCATGATCAGAGTGTGCAGAATGTTATAGGGTTGTGCTTTCGCGGATTTGGTAAATCAACACTTGCCGAGGAAACAGTGGTGTTGGAGGCGGCGAGCGGACTCGTAAAGAACGTGATCGTGCTGGGGGAGTCTTACACAAGAGCCTGTGAGCGCCTGCGATCAATCCGCCGTGAGCTGGAAAACAATGAATGGATCGCGGCAATCTACGGTCCTCAAATGGGAGATACTTGGTCGGAGTCAAAACTCGTTCTTGCCAATGGCACTGCTATAACCGCACAAGGGCAGGGCATGGCTTTGCGCGGAATGAAGCACGACACATCCAGGCCTGATCTGATTTTCATCGACGACCTGGAGAGCGAGGAGACTGTCAGCACGCCAGCGGCCCGTGAGAAACTGAGCGACTGGTTCTATAAAGACCTGATGCCGGTCAATATGCGAGCTCGCAAGCTCATTACGGCCACGCCGCTCGATCCCGAGGCACTTGTCGTGAAGCTGTCCAAAGACCCTGCTTACAAGACTTTGAAAGTGCCAATAGACTACATTGACGAGAATGGAGTACGCCGTGCCACCTGGGAGGAACAATTCCCCTTGGAGATCATCGACGATCTAGAAGACAAATTCAGGCGTGCCGGAAAACAAGCGGCGTTCGCGCAGGAGTACCGGGTGCAGGCGGTGGACCCTGCTACCAAGCTGTTTCGGCACAACATGTTCAGGTGTGACCCGTCTCTCAAGCATACATGGGAACCTGTCTACATAGTCTATGATCCTGCCAGAACCAACAAGGCAACAAGCGCAACAACAGGGTATGTAGTAGCTTCATGGGTAGGGCGTAAACTCATCATCTGGGAAGCAGGCGGCGAACGGTGGATGCCGTCGGAAATGATAGAGCATATGTTCGCGATGGAGAAAAAGTATGAGCCGATCCTTATCGGAGTGGAAAAGGACGGACTGTCTGAATGGATCGAGGAGCCTATCAGACAGGAACAGATCAAGCGAAGCCTAGTCATCCCTGTCAAGGCCATCAAGGCGCCGCGCGACAAGTTGAACTTTATTCAAAGCTTGCAGCCATTAATGGTATCGGGCTCGATCGTGTTTGCCGGAGACCCCGGCGCGCAGTGGGTTGTGAGCACCATCAATCAATTCTTGTCATATCCATCTGGCGCCATAGACGTGCCGAACGCGATGGCGTATCTTCTGAACGATCAAGTGAAGCAAGGGACTCCTGTCTATGACGACGCTAGCCAAGCACATATCGCTGAGCATCTGGCTCTACGGCCAGGGCCTATACTGCTTGGAGTTAATGCTTCAGCGTTTGGTTCGACAGCTATATTGTGCCAATACAAAAACTCGATATTGACAATATTGAACTCATGGGCTCTACCCGGTGATGCTGGACAAACCATGAGGCCCATCCTTGAAGAAGCGCAGCTCTATGCCGGTCGATCGCTCACGGTTAGTGCCCCTCCGGATAACTTCGATACCAGGAACTCATTGGGATTACGTGCAGCCTTGCGCGGCCTTGCAGAGTTACGCCGAGGTGGTGATGCTGTGCGGGGCAGAGAAGTTATACGAGGCCTGTTCAGATCGGAGGTGGCTGGTGCCGCTCGCGTGCTTACCGGGCCCGACGCCACCTGGGCAAGACGCGCCATATTTGGCGGCTACGCGCGCCTGGATGGAAAGGTAGACCCGGTACCTGGGCTCTACGCGACCCTCATGGAAGGGCTGGAGAGCATCATGGCGGGGGTGAGCCAGCAGACGGAGGATACACAACAGATGATGGCCGTCGATCCGCGCAGCGGGATGCGGTATCAAACAGCGGCATTGGAGCGAGGGCGTTGATGACTGTGGTTGAGAATATTCTGGAAGAACGGGAGAAGACGCATGGAGCGTTTTCAAGTCATGCGGCTTTCACCCAGCGGATAAAAGCTGTGCTACGGGAAGGCGAGCACAAACTGTCGGGTGTCCAAAGAGAGGCGCTGGAAATGATCGCGCACAAGATCAGCCGCATCCTTGCCGGTGATCCAAACCACAATGACCATTGGGATGACATCGCCGGATACGCAACGCTCGTCAGCAAGGAGCTGATGCAACAGGCCGCGCTGACTAAACAGCCTCCGCGGAAAACAGACCCTCAGGAATATCAGGCGCCAGTTGACAAGTACAAACAGTTCAAGGTATGAAATAGGCGTTCCAAGCTTCCTCCTCAGACTTGACTTTATAACGCCTATTGAGCATAAACTCGATAGGCGTTTTTTATGGAGACACGCATGGCAGTGCCCACCTATGTTCTTGGAGCCCTTAATGCTTTTGCGGTGATCGCC